GGTCTGGCCGGAGGACTCCCCGATCCAGCCACCGCGATGGATCAGAACGCCGGAAATTTCGATCACGGCGATTCCGTCGATCACCGGATAGGGGGCGTCGCCATGCTGACGCACGCTTTCAGTGAGGTTTCCGGCCAGAATGCCGGCACGAGCGGGTAGCGGCGTAATGCCCGCCAAATCGTCCTCATTCGCAATCTCCACCTGCCGCCCGAGAACGCGCGGCCCGAGTCCCGACAGAAACGCCATGGCTTTCGAGGGCTCGACCAGCAGCGGCGTATTGAAGGCGCGCGCGGCAATCCGGGCATGGAGCATCAGGGCTGGTCCTCGTCTGTGTGCGGGCGGGTCTCCGCGGTGTCGTCATCGTCGTCGGCGTCGTCGGACGAGGTCCCGTCTCGATCATCCCCATCAACCGGCACGCCCGCGGCGCCCTGCGCCGGTGATCCTGGCCGGCGGAAATCGAGGCCCAGCGCGCGTTCGCGGGCATGTTCCGCGGCGATCTCGCGATCGACCTGCTCGGCGTCAAAGCCGCGCTCGGCGATGGCCTGAGTGCGGGATTTGAGCCCCGCCTCGATCTGGGCGATCTCGGCATTGGCGTCCTTGAGGGGATCGACCCAGTCCCATTTCGTAGGCAGCCAGTCGGCGGTGAGCAGCCGGGATCGGTCGGTCTCATATCGTGGCAGGCCCAGCGCCCCCGACAGCACGGCCGCATCCATCCAGCGCGCATAGACCGGGCGGCAGAGCTGATACACCATCACCGAATGCTGCCAGGCGGACACACGGCGGCGGAACTCGATCAGCGCCAGGCGCGAGTTCGAGAAGTTGCCCTTCACCATGTCATTGGCCAGATACGGATAGGGAATGCCCAGTGCTGCGGATATCTGCAGCAGCGTGCGGTACTGGAACGGCTCGTAGGTCGCGCCGCTGTCGGCAGGCTGGCCGACAGTGACATCCTCGCCCGGATCGAGCCGGACGATCTGGCCGGGGCTGATCTCGACGCCGCCCGGGTCGTCGTCCTCCTCGGGCGGGGCCAGCGGGTTTTCCGGAGCCGGCGAGGTGACGAACATCGCATACATCGCCGCGACCTTCTTCCGGTCCAGCTCGGCATCGTCATACTGGTCCAAGAGGAACAGCTTCACGATGGCCGGGGCGAGTTTCGAGACCCCGCGCAGCTGGCCGCCCTCGACCGGGTCGATCACATGGATCACCTCGGAGGCGGGCACGCGCACGATCTCGCCTGCGAGCCCGGGGTCGGTGCTATCGCTCGGGTGACGCCGCAGGAAGTGATACGCCACGCGCCGCCCGATCCGGTCGAACTCGATCCCCTGACGGATTGTGTTGCCATTCGCCGCGGTGCCGCTCTGTTCCAGTGGCAGCATCTCCGCGGGCAGCATCTGCAGCTGTAGCGGCACCGACAGCCCGTCGCCCGCCCGCCGCGGCCGGATCCGGAAGAACACCTCGCCCGCGATGAAGACCTCGCGCGCGGCGCGGCGCTGCAGCCCGTAGAAATCCGTCAGCCCTTCGGCATCGGCCTCGTCGGTCCAGGCCAGCCACAGCCGCTGCAGCTCTTCCTTGCGCGCAGGGTCTGCGATCTTCGAGATCGGCTTGATCCCGTCGCCCGCGGTATTGGCCGCCCAGCTTTCCACCGCATTCACCGCATAGCCGTTGTTGCGCACCAGCCAGCGCGCGCGGGCGGTGATGTCGGGGCCACTGGCCGCGATCAGCGCGTTGACATGCGCGCGGGTCGCGCGGAACCCGCGCAGACGCCTGTGGTGCTGGCCCGCGTCGAACCCGCCGATGAAGGCGCCGAGGCGTTGCCGCCAGTTCATCGCGGTCATTACAGGTCCTTTGCGGCATACGGGCGGAGGATGCGGCGGCCGGTGCGTTCCAGCGATGCGATCCGCCGCTCGATATCCGCGATCGCGGCCGCCAGTTCCGCGTCCGAGCCATAGGTGACGGTCTTGCCGTCATAGCTGACGCTGCGCGTGCCGCTGTAGCGCGCGGTCAGCAGCGCGCCGTGGTGGCGTTTGAGATCGTCGAGGGTCATGCTCATTCCATGTATTTTGGCGTGCTCACCCGCCAGCCGCGCCGTCGGGGTGTGGTCACGCGCCCCGCCTGAGGCTCGGTGGGTGTCTCGGGTGCCGCGTCCGGCTCGGGGGCGGCGCTCTCCACCCCGGCCTGTTTCTCGAGGCTCTGCCACATCCGCGCGTCGAACCGGTCCGCGCCGAGGATCCAGGCCGCGGCCCGGGCATAGATACGGGTGTCCAGCGCCTCGTTGCGCTCGCGCATCTTCTGCCATTCCTGCCTGGCATAGCCGCGCCTGTTGCGGATGGTGACCAGCTGCTCGGCGACCAGCTGTTTCAACCATTCGCTGTCGGCCCAGTCCGGCAGGTGGATCGTGCCGGCCGGGTTGGGTGCCTCTACCTCAGACGCGCGCTCCAGCCGCAGATAGCGATAGGTCTCGGCCTTGAAGGTGGCGGTCGCCACACTCCAGAGCCGCGCCCCGCGTTTCAGCTTGCGCCCGTTTACCGTCGCGTCGACAAAGGTCGGCCCCGAGACCGGCGTCGCGCGGTTGAAGCCTTCGAGCCCCTTGACCGGGGCCACCTGCGCCGTGCCCTGCTGGCGCGCCCAGGCATGGACAGCGGCGGACTCGTAGCCGGTATCGATCGCGAGCTTGGCCAGCGTCATGACAGCGCCCTTCTCATGTGCCCATGTCCGACCCAGCAGTGCCGTCAGCGCCTCCCAGCAGACGGGATCGTCAGGCCCACCCGGAATGACGATGTGATCGACGAGCCAGCTTTCCAGACCGCGGCCCCAGGCCCAGACATCGACCTCGATCCGGTCCTTCTGCACATCCGCCCCGGCGGTCAGGAACAGCCCCTGTTCCGGGATCTGCGCCGGATAGGTCTCGCGCCGGTCCGCGAGCCGTTGCCAGTCCGGGGCCTCGCCGCTCTCCACCCATGTCTCGCCCAGCAGGGTGTTGCGCGCGGCGCGCAGCATCTCGTCGGAGCCCTGGGCTGCCAGCCAGTCGCGGGCGATCTGCGCCCAGCTTTTCCAGCCGATCGGCGAATAGAGTGCCGAGAGGTGAAAGCCGATGGCCGTCGGGTCGGTCGCCGCTGCTGTTGCCCGCCACTCTCCCTTTTCCAGCATCACCGTCTTGTGATGTTCGGCAATGGGGCGCGCGCAGCCCTCGCAGTGGTAGGCGGCGGTCTCCGGCTGGTCCTTGGCCCAGCGCAGCCGCTCGAACTGCAGCCACTGCATCGCCCCGCAATGCGGGCATGGCACGAAATACCGCCGCTGGTCGCTGGCCTCGAACTCGCGCTCGATGCGGGACAGCCCGCGGATCGTGGGCGTCGAGACCATGAACACCTTGCGCCGATGCGCGAAGGTGGTGGTGCGGGCTTCGGCCAGCGTGACCGGGTCGCCTTCCTCGTCGGCCGAGGCCGGATAGGCATCGACCTCGTCGAGAAACACGTACCGCGCCGGCATCGAGCGCAGGCCGGTGGCCGAGTTGGCCCCCGTGAGCACCAGGATGCCGCCGGGGAACTCCTTGGACAGCATCGAATTACCCGCATCCCGCGACCGCGCGGGCCTGACGCGCTCCTTCAGCGCCGCGCTGTCCTCGATCAGCGGATCGATTCTTCCGCGCGAGCTGCGCTTGGCCATCTCCACCGTGGGCAGCACCGCCAGCATCGGCCCCGGCGCGTGGTGGATCACGAACCCGATCCAGTTGTTGCCGGCCTCGGTCGCGCCCACCTGCGCGGCTTTCATGAACGAGATCCGCTGTGCGGGATGCCCTGGCGAGAGCGCGTCCATGATCGCGCGCAGGTAGGGCGTGCGCGCGGTGCGGTACCGCCCCGGCTCGGCCGAGGCGCGCGAGGACAGCCAGCGATGCGCATCCGCCCAGCCCGATACCGTCAGATCCGGATCCGGGCGAACGCCGCGCCGCCAGGCGCGCAGGATGTCCTCTGACCCGTCAAAGCCGAGGTCGAGGTCCGCGGTCAGGTCGCTGTCGGTCAGGCGGTGGTCATCACCCTCATCATTCAAGCGAGACCCGGAGGTCTGCGAGGGCGGCGAGCTGCTCTCGGACATGCGCTTCCAGCACCCTCTGCAGGATCGCCGTCTCGATCGTCACGGCCTCTCCCGATGCGGCCTCCATCTCTGCGGCCAGTTGCGCGGCCATCAATGCGGCCACGCGCGTGGGCCAGGTCACCCAGACATCGCGCTCCTGCCGCGCAAGGCGAAACACCAGCGTCTCGGCCCGCGCGCGGTCGACCAGAACGCCCTTCTTGCGCTGGATCGACAGCTGACGTTCCTGCGCCTGATAGACGGTCAGCGCGGTGCGGGCCTTCAGATAGGAGGCGCTGTCGCCGGGACCGGAGACCGCGCCGGCCGCGCCATCGCCGCCGCCGGTGCCAACCCCGCCCTGCGCGCGCATCTTCTGGTCGGGATCGGTCATCTCTGCCCGCCGCGCATCCGAGGCGGCCGCGTTGATCGAGCCATCCGGATACAGCACCAGCCGACCGGTTTTGCGCGCCTTCTGCACGGCCCCGCGCGACAGCCCGGACCGGGCGGCATAGGCACGCTCAGATAGACCTTCCATGACCCCATGCGCTCCCTTAGGCCATTGAACATAAACGATAAGGATCGTCTAATTCAGTTGATTACGCTCCGGATCGGAGCGATTCTCGGATCAGGACAACAAAGCCTGATCGGAGACACGCCCATGACTATCGCCCAACGCTACAACGCCGAGGCCGGCCGCCTGCTGCCGCACATGGCGGAAGACCTCGCGGTCGATCCCGCGATCACCACGGCAAACAACATAGACGAGATCGTCTTCCGCCGTAGCGAATTCCTCGGCGGGATGGCCTGCGCCATCCTCGCCATGCTCGAACTTCAGGACGGAGACACCGCATGACCGCCATCACCACCATCCGCATCGATCACGACACGCTGCCCGACCCTTTGAGTCGCAAGAACCCCGACGCCGTCGCCGACACCATCGAGGCCGCGCTGCGCGAGGCCGGGATCGATGCCGAGGCGTCGGACGTGATCTCGCATCTCAAGATCGAACTGCCCACCAGTCAGCTTGCCGCCGCCAGCACCGTGCTGGCGGGCATGGGGCTGATCTGATCAGAACCGGGGCAGAACGCAATCTTATGATGCTGATTTGCCTACACTTTCCGGTCCGCCAGAGCGATCATGATGCTACGGAAGCGATGCAACCCACCCAACGGAGCCAGACCATGACCCGCCTGAACCCGCAAACCACGCCCCGCCACCAGCTGCGCGCCGAGAAGGCACGAAGGAACAAGGGTGAGACCGGTTCCGCCACCGGTTCGAGGAACCGGTCGAACGCTTTGAACGCCTTCATCGGCAAGAAAGCAGAGATCGACGAGAGGCTCGCGCGCCTGCAGGCACTCAGCGACGACCACTTCAACTGCCATCCCGACGAGGTGGGCTGGGCGATGGTCGGCACGCTGGATCACTACAACGGCTTGCTCAAGCGCATCACAGACAGCGCTTTCGGCGAGGGTGAATACGAAAAGTAACCCGTCCGGTTTTGACCCCGGATGGCCCGCCGACTGGCGGGCTTCACCCGGTAGGAGGCCGCGCAATACCGCGCCGCCCCGTCAGCACAAGAGGCTCCCATGCCAAAACTCACCGATACCCAGTCCATCGTCCTCAGCCGCGCGGCCACCCGTCCCGGCAATCTGGCCATGCCACTGCCCGACGGGCTGCACGGGGCCGCCGCGAAGAAGTCTGTCGCCGCGATGATCGCGCGCGGCTGGCTCCAAGAGGTCGAGGCCGACCTGCGCCGCGGTGATCCGCTCTGGCGCGAGACCGGCGATGGTCATGGCACCACGCTCGTCGCCACCGAGGCCGGGCTCGAAGCGATCGGGATCGAGCCGGTCGCGGCCAACACGGTGACCAATCCGCGCAAGGCCAGGCCGGATCCCGCGCCGACGCCCCAATCGACCGATGCCCCAAAACCCGTCGCCGTCCGGGCAGGCACGAAACAGGCCCAGATCATCACGCTGCTTCAGCGGCCCGAGGGGGCGTCCATTGGTGAGATCGTCGAGGTGACGGGATGGGCGCCGCATTCAGCGAGAGGCATGATCTCGGGCGGGCTCAAGAAGAAGCTCGGTCTCGCGATCACTTCAGCGAAGGAACAAGGACGAGGAACGGTGCATCGAATCGCGTGACACGATCCCACGCTGCCGCCGGTCAGGCTGATTGGGGATCCGCCAAGTCCGACCAAAAGGGTCAGGTGACGGCTTGGAGCCCTGATCGATCTTTTTTTCAAGATGAGACTGAGGAGGCGTTATGCCGCAAACGGGCCGGAGCGGCAAGGTGCCGAGCGGTCGTCTCGTGAATCGTGGTTCCTATCGACCGCGTTCACACAGGCTTGTTGTTGAAACGATTATCGTCATCAACCAATCGGAGCGTGGGGACGGGCCTCGGCGTCGAGGTGGCGATCAGATCGCGCAATAGAACCATGCCTTGCGTTTTCGCTTCATAGCCATCCGAAGCAATCAGACGCTCGACCTCGATCAGCTGCCTATTCAACTGAATAATGTTCATTTCATTCCCTTCCCATTCAAGGACATCGAATAGCTTGCCTTGGGGGGCAACCGACGGAACTCATGAACATGACTTTTGAAAACATCGCAAAATTACAAATCCTGGACGCAACTGAATGGTTCTCGTAAAAAGCGCACGAGCTCCGTCTGTCGTGCCCGCCGCAGCCCTCCTCCGACCGCAGCAAACAGGCGGTTCATACCGCTTAAAATGTGGCGTCCCACTAACACAGGTTAGGATTGCAAGTTCATTAGGTAACGTGAGGGCGTTTGCGATCATCAGGCCGCCGGGCCTCTGACCAATGCCCGCTTTGTCCGCACTGCCGACGCACGCTATCGTCCTTGCGCGGCTTCGAACAGCCTGCGCAGCGCGTAACTGCGAAGGAGCGATATGCCGGTGAAGACCCCGCCCAGCGCCAGGTTCTCGCCGAGGCTCGCCTGCACACCGAACCATGGGAACACCACGATCTGCGAGGCGACCGCCAACGCATAACCCACCGCAACGTTGGTTATTGCCTCGATGAGCGACATGCGGCGCGACTGCGTCATGCGCGCGTCCTCTTGCGGCGCGCAGGTTTCACTGCCTCCTCTTGTTCGAGGATCTGACTGGCTGTTCGCCCGGTCGCCAATTCCCAGCGCCGCACGGCCACATCGCAATAGGCCGGATCCAGCTCGACCGCGTAGCAGCGTCGCCCGGCGCGCTCTGCCGCGACCAGCTGGCTGCCCGAGCCGCAGAACGGCTCGCAGACCAGATCGCCGGGATCGGTGAAGGCCGTGAGCACCGCCTCGACCAGCGCCACCGGGAACACCGCGGGGTGTTTTCCGGCGGCCCCCAGCCCGCCCTTGTGGCGCATGACGCGGAAGACGCTGTCGGGAATGCGGTGGCTCTGGATCGCGTTGCCGGTGCCGGTCTTGGGCCTGACCTGGCCTTCCGTCGTGCGCAGCCCACCGCCGCCGAGGGTTTCGCCCGCGTGCTTGGAGGGCACGGTCTTGTGCGGTTTGCGCGGCGC